AGTGGAGTGAGACAGTCAAACAAGAGATTACAGGTGCGGATGGTGGAGCATTAACCATACAACTGTTACCCCAAGACGAGAACGCTTGAAACTCCATAAAAAACAAACTGAAGCTCTAAAAATCATCAATAGCGATGCTACATACGCTATGTTATTTGGTGGCTCAAGATCAGGTAAGACATTTCTATTAGTAAGACAAATTATTGTCAGAGCACTAAAAGCTCCTAAGTCTCGTCATGCCATATTAAGGTTTAGATTCAATCAGGTAAAGAACGCTATTGTTTATGATACGTTTCCAAAAGTCATGGAGCTTGCTTTCCCAAATGTTCAATATAAGGTGAATAAGACTGACTGGTTCATAACATTACCTAATGGATCTGAAATATGGTTTGGTGGACTAGACGATAAGGAACGGACTGAGAAGATTCTCGGTATGGAGTTTGCGACTATTTACCTGAACGAGTGCTCCCAGATACCATATCCATCTGTAGGCATAGCAATTACTCGTTTGGCACAGAAGGTCGAACAGATTATTGAAGGCAAACCACCGACATTACTAAAGCCTAGAATGTATTTTGATTGTAATCCGCCTAATAAAAACCATTGGACTTATTCATTATTCATCCAACATAAGGATGTAGACACTAAATTACCTATAAATAATGAGTTTGATTATGTTCACTTTCAGATAAATCCGTTGGATAATAAAGAGAATCTATCGGATGGTTATTTAGAAACGCTTGGCAACTTAAGTGCTAGACTAAGAAAACGGTTCTTAGAAGGAGAATTTGCTGATGCGAATCCTAATCAACTATTTAAAGAAGAAGATATTGATAAGTGGCGAGTTGAAGATGAACGCTTACCTGACTTTGTGCGTGTGCTTGTTGGGATTGATCCAAGTGGTAGCGGTGATACTGATAATGCGGATAATGATGCGATTGGAATCATAGTAGGTGCTTTAGGTGTTGATGGTAATGCTTACTTGCTAGAAGATTGTACGGTGAAGGCTGGGCCTGCAACATGGGGTAAGGTGGCTGCTTCAGCATTTGAACGGCATAAAGCTGATTTAATCTTGGCAGAGTCAAACTTTGGTGGAGCAATGGTAGAGCAAGTTATTCAGTCTGCTAGACCAAGAACACCATATAAAGCCGTAAGTGCATCTCGTGGCAAAGTAATTCGTGCTGAACCATTTGCACTTTTGTACGAACAAGGTAAAATTAGGCATTGTGGAAGATTTATTGATCTTGAAGATGAAATGGCAGGATTCTCTACACAAGGATATATCGGTAATGCGTCTCCAAATAGAATGGATGCGTGGATTTGGGTATTAACTGAATTGTTCCCAGGCATGGTGAGAGAACGAGTTGAAAAAAAGTTACAACAACCAATAAGAAGGCCAATGCTTACTAGAAATGGTAACTATGGCGGTACTTGGATGTAGGAGAGAATATGGCAGATAAAGAACGTGACATCATAGAACGAGCACAAGAGAACTTCAAAGCCTGTTTAGACTGGGAACAGACCACTAGACAAAGGTATAGAGAAGATATGCGTTTTCTATTTGCCGACTCTGATAACCAAGACCAATGGGAACCCAGCGTAAAAGCTCGTAGGCATATGGCTACTCAACCTATGATTACCATTAATAAGGTTCATACTCATTGGTTAATGATTGTTAATCAGATGAAAGAGAATAAGCCAAGTATTCAGGTACATCCTACCAATGGCGAAGCGTCTTATGAAGCTGCACAAATTTATGAAGGACTAATCCGACATATTGAATACAAGTCTAATGCTAAGGTAGCGTATGACATAGCATCTGAGTCACAAGTTGGTGGTGGTATTGGATACGTTCAAGTTATTACAAAGTACGCTGACGATTCTACATTTGATCAAGAGATATTTATCAAAGAAATTCCAGATCCAATGTCGGTTTATATTGATCCGCACATTAAGAAGCGTGATGGTTCTGACGCTAGGTTTGCGTTTATCTATGAAGATATGCCTAGACGAGAGTTTGAGAAGAAATATCCAAATGTTAAATTGCCTGCAACAAGTCCAAGCGGTAATCAGATGTGGATTACTAAAGACGTTGTAAGACTAGCAACATACTTTGAGAAAGAAACTCGTAAGGAATGGTTATATTCTATTTCTAATGACGATGGATCGACTAAGTTCATGCGTGAGTCAGAGATTACAATAGAAGAACGTAAGCTATTCAATGAGATTATTCGTCAAGGTGGAGAAGGAATTGACAGACGTAGGATTGATAAACACGTTATTCGCAAGTATTTAATTGGTGGTCAAGAAGTCTTGGAGAAAGGTATTTGGCCTGGCTCTTATATTCCTATTGCTAGACAAGTTGGTGAAGAAGTCATTATCGAGCAAAGATTAGACCGTAAAGGTATTGTGCGTTACATGAAGGATGCTCAAAGAGCCTATAACTACAATGCGAGTGCTGCGTTAGAGTTCGGTGCATTACAGTCTAAGAGTCCGTATGTTGCACCAGTTGAAGCCATTGAAGGATTAGAAAACTACTGGTCTACTGCTAACGTAGAGAATCATGCTTATCTTCCTTATAACCATAATGACGAACAAGGCAATCCAGTACCAGCTCCACAAAAAGCTCCAGCTCCGATGGGTGCTCCAGTCTATATGGATGGTATGCAAACGGCAAACATGGAAATGATGATGACATCTGGTCAGTACGAACAGACGTTTGGGGAGCAAAGCCAAGAGTTATCAGGAGTCAGCATTGATAGACGAGTCAATCAAGGCAATCGTGCAACATTCCATTTCCAAGATGCTCAAGCTAATACCATTCAGTTTGTCGGCAAGATAATTATTGACTTGATTCCTAAAATCTATGACACGAAACGTATTGTTAGGATTCTAGGAGAAGATGGTTCTGAAGATCAGATTATGGTCGATCCACAAGCTAGAGAAGCTATCATACAAAAAGAACTAGAAGAAGAAGCTAAAGTTAAAACTATCTTCAATCCGAATGTTGGTAAGTATGATGTAGTCGCAGAGTGTGGCCCAAGTTACGATACCAAGCGTGAAGAAGCGTTTGATGCGATGACTAAGTTACTAACTGCACAACCAGCTTTATCTCAAGTCATTGGTGACTTGTATATGGGTAGTGCAGACTTCCCAGGTGCTGATAAGTTACAAGAACGGATGCGGAATTGGATTCCACCTAACATCTTAGGAACTGGGCCATCAGAGCAAGAACAAATGATGATGCAACAGTTAGAGCAATCACAAATGGCAATCCAACAATTGACAGAACAACTCAATGATAAGCAGTCTTATATTGCTATTGAAAAACAACGTGCAGATGTAGACGCTTTAAATCACTTAGCATTACGTTATGAGAACGAACGTCAAGACGTAATTGATGCGTTTAAAGCAGAAACAGACCGTTTGAAGCTATTAATCGGTCAATTAAACTCAGATCAAATGAGCAGAATTACTGATAAAACAGTATATGAAATTGAAAACGAGCAAGAGCCTGCAAAAGAATACGATCAAACACAATTTGATCCATCGCAATTGATACAAGAGTATTTACCAAATATTCAAGGATCAATGCAAGAACCCATGCAATCTATGGAACAACCACAACCTCAAGGAATCCAATAATGGAAGATACAGCTACAACGCAAACTGACGCTGAATTAAACCAAGAACCAATAGAAACACCTAAAGAAGAACCAAAACAAGAGAACTCGTACAACGAACTGCCTGACTGGGCAAGACGTAGGATGGGTGAACTTGCTGCGGAAAAGAACGCTGCCAAGCAAAAGCTAGAAGAATATCAGAATCAAAGCCATCAACCAGAACAAAACTATGCTCCACAGGAGAATATTCAAGAACTGGCAATGACTTATGCTAAACAAATAGCTGCTCAACAAGTTCAAGAGCAATCATTTGTAGCAAAGATGACTGAGATTGAAAAGAACGCTAAGGCAGAGTTTGGTGATGTTTACGACAAATCAGTCACTAATCTACA